CACCCTGATCATGGCCGAGTCGACCGGATCAGGTACGAACGTCCGCCGTCGGATTAAGACAGTGCCGACCGGCGTCGTGGACCTCAAGACGCCCAACCCCTTCCGTCTTGAGGCTGAACTTCCTCTGGAGAGCGGTCTTTCAACGATCTTCAAGATCTTGAAAGAGAAGGGTGAGTAGGGAAAAAACCATGAATTTTGCAGACATTCTCAATACCAAAGTCGAGGACATCGAGCGTCCACCTCTTCCCCCGGTCGGCACCTACCGTATGGCAGTGGCCAAGGTGCCGGAAATTGGCGAGCGCTCTTCCGAAAAGGGCGAATGGGACACCATCGACTTCACCCTCCAGGCGCTCGAAGGCGTCACCGTTGATCAGGACGAACTGGAGAAGTTCGGCGGTCCCAGCAACGTCACGCTCCGTCACGGCTTTATGTTCGACCGGCATGACGCCGTGAAGCAGGACCGGGCGAAGTTCAACCTGCGCGTCTTCCTCGAACAGCACCTCGGCCTCGACCCCAAGGGGAAGAAGCTGAACGAGCTGCTCAACGAGGCCGTCGGGGCACAGTGCCTCGTCACGCTTCGCTACCGGCAGGACCCCTCCAACCCGGAGATCCAGTACGCCGAGGTCGGAAAAACGGCGCCGCTCGAATAAGCGCAGTTGGCGGGGAGAGTTTTCGACGCGGCTCTCCCCGCTGCTTTTTTAGAGGAGATTGCAGAGCATAATGACCAGCGGCAACTTCACTTCCTTCCCCGTCGATCAGATTTGGGTTGATCGGAAGGCTCGACAACGGCAAGAGATTGACCCGAAGCGTGTCACCGAACTCGCTGAATCAATCGCCCGCAACGGCCTGATCCATCCACCCGTCATCAAGCGCGACGGGCAATTGATTGCGGGCGAGCGCCGATACCTCGCCGTCAAGTCTCTCGGCTGGACCAACGTTCCCGTCCAGTTTGCGGAGGACCTCTCCGAGATCGAACTTCACATGATCGAACTCGAGGAGAACATCCGTCGAGTTGACATCACTTGGCAGGAGGAATGTCAGGCGGTCGAGCGCTACCATCGGCTAAAGTCCCAGACCGAAGAGGACTGGACGACGAAGAAGACTGCTGAGATGCTCGGCATGTCCCCCGAGGCCGTCAACCAAAAGCGGGCCGTGGCGAAGGAGATCGAGGCGGGGAACAAGCGCGTCATCGAGGCACCGAAGTTCTCTACCGCTCGAGGTATCGTCAGCCGCACGGCCGAGCGCCGAAAGGCCGCTGCGCTGGAGTCCATCACCATCGACGACGAGCCCGCCCCGGAGCGCACGGTGCCACTCCTCAACGTAGACTTCATCGAGTGGGCTCGAGACTACTCCGGCCCAAAGTTCAACTTCCTCCACTGCGACTTTCCATACGGAGTCAACGCCGACAAGCACAACCAAGGCGCCGCCAAGAGCTTCGGTGGATATGAAGACAGCGCCGATGTATACTTTCAACTCTTGGACACGCTTGAAGGCGCGATGGAAAACGTCGTCGCTCCGTCAGCGCATCTCATGTTCTGGTTCTCAATGGACTATTATGAGATCACCCGCCAACGGCTTGAGAAAATGGGGTGGAAGGTCAACCCCTTCCCCCTCATCTGGTTCAAGAGTGATAACACCGGCATTCTGCCGGACCCCGAGCGCGGACCCCGCCGCGTCTACGAGACCGCCTTCTTTGCTTCGCGAGGAGACCGCAAAATTATCTCCGCAGTCTCTAATGTATGTGCAGCACCGGGGCGAGAGAAAACCGTCCACATGAGCGAGAAGCCTCGTTCGATGTTGCGACACTTTTTCAGAATGATTGTCGATGAATACTCCTATGTTCTCGACCCCACATGTGGATCTGGAAACGCCGTTCGCGTTGCTCAAGACCTTGGCGCAAGCCAATGCCTCGGGCTTGAGAAATCCGAAGAATTTTACGAACTCGCAAAGGAACACTTCTATGCCGACGATCTTCTCCCACTCTGAATACGACGAACTTGTCGCCGAGACCGTCAGGAAGATCGAGGAGCTGTCCACCCTCAAGGGGGGCGAGTACGCCGGCGACGAAGATCGCCTCGCCAACTTCCGCCGTAACGCACAGCGGATCGGGCTGAATATGGAGTCCGTCTGGCATACCTACTGCGCCAAGCATTGGGACGCTATCGAGCAGTATATTCAAGACCTTAACAAAGGGAAGACTCGGCAACGACTGGAGTCCCTCGAAGGCCGCGCCGACGACATCATAGTCTACATGATCTTGTTCAAGGCAATGCTGCGGGAGCGGGAACGGGCCGGCGGAAAGCAGGACTAATATGGCTCAAGAACCCGGTTTTAGAACCATACGAGGTGGGGAATGCAAATCGCACTGGTGGGCGAAGCCTGGGGCGCTGACGAGGAACGGGAGCGCAAACCGTTCGTAGGCGCATCCGGTCGCCTCCTCAACGCAATGCTTGCACAAGTCGGCATCAGTCGAAAGGAATGTCTTGTAACCAATGTATTCAATCTTCGCCCCTACCGCAATGACGTCAAGACCTTATGTGGCCCAAAGGCCGAAGGCATCCCGGGCCTTCCGCCGCTTGCTCCCGGCAAGTACGTCAAGGCGGAATACGGCGGCGAGATCCTCCGTCTCCATGACGAACTTCGCAAGGCCAAGCCCAACGTCATTGTAGCCCTTGGCGCATCCGCCGCCTGGGCAACCCTTGGCACCTCCGGCATCCGCAAAATCCGAGGGGCTGCTGCACCGTCTCCGTTCGGCAAGGTTCTTCCAACCTACCACCCCGCCGCAGTCCTACGTGAGTGGACCTTGCGCCCGATCCTTCTAGCCGACCTGATGAAGGCCCGCCGGGAAGCGGAGTATCCGGAGGTTCGTCGGCCGGAGCGGGAGATTTGGATCGACCCAACCCTCGAAGACTTGTTCCGTTTCGAGCGCGAGCACATTGCTCCCAGCCGCGATCTCTCGATCGACATTGAGACTACGGCGGACAGCATTACCTGCATTGGCTTTGCCCCGACACCGTGGGTCGCCCTCGTCGTTCCGTTCTTCGATCCACGCAAGCCGGACGGAAACTACTGGCGCACCGCCCAAGAAGAGCGTACCGCCTGGGATTGGGTCAAGCGCATCTGCGGCCTTCGCAAGCGGATCGTGTTCCAGAATGGCCTGTACGACATGCACTTTCTATGGCGCACCATGGGCATCACAGTCCCATACGCGGAGGACGACACGATGCTCTTGCATCATGCGCTGCAGCCGGAACTGGAGAAAGGCCTCGGGTTCCTCGGCAGCATCTACACCGACGAGGCCTCGTGGAAATTCATGCGTAAGACAAACACCGTGAAGAGGGAGGATTGAAATGCAAAACCACAAAGAGATCGTACAGGCGTTCTTCATGGAATGTCATTGGGCCTCCTACCGTGCCGGCTGGTGGCACGATCCAGAGACGGGAGAGTCCCTTCTTGACAATCCCTACGTCGTGCCGACCAAGCTCATGCTGACAGTCAGTGAGCTGTCCGAAGGCATGGAGGGCTATCGTAAGGGGCTCAAGGACGATCATCTTCCTCATCGAGACATGCTCGAAGTAGAACTGGCCGATGCCGTAATCCGCATCGCAGACCTTGCCGGTGCTCTCGGGTATGATCTTGCGGGGGCAATCATCGAGAAGCTGGCGTACAACGCTCGCCGCGCTGATCACAAGATCAGCAACCGTCAACAGGTCGGAGGGAAGAAGTTCTGATGATATACCTCGCATCCCCATACTCCCACCCTGACCCACTCATCATGCGGACTCGCTTCATGCTCGCAGAGCAATGCACCGCGTCGCTCCTGATGCAGCGCCAGTTCGTCTATTCCCCCATCGTTCACTGCCATGAGTTGGCACAGAAGTTCAAGCTGCCGACCGACTTCGAGTACTGGAAGGCGTACAACTTCGACATGCTGCGTCGGGCCGATGTATTCGGCATCCTGAAAATCAACGGCTGGACCGAGTCGAAGGGGCTGACGGCGGAGTACGAGATGGCCCGCAGGCTCGGTATGTCAATCGTGTTCTTCGATGAGGAGGGAAGAGCCCTTACGGAGGCGGAGTGATACTCCTGCCCAGCAATCAGGCTTAAAGAGTGGCTCAATGGCAAGAATAATCCAAACCGCTGACCTTACCCCCACCACTCGTCTTGACGACGCCGACGCAGAGTGGATATACAACGGCCTCGATGTGTGCGTTACACTCGAGGTCCTGCACAAGATCTCCGAACAGCTAGACAACACTTCATCGGCCACATACGCCTTTTCTCGTTCCTTGCAGGCTCCCGTTCTTGATATGGCTATGCGGGGCCTACTCGTTAATCGCGAGCGCCGGGATCAGGTTCTTCGCGACTACAATGAGCGCATCGACGTACTCGAGGACCGCCTTACTCGGATCGTCCGCGACGGTATCGGACTTCAAGTTCAATCCACCGAAAAGGCCCGGTGGTGGCGGTCGCCGCAGCAGCTAAAGACGCTCCTGTACGATGTCATGCAGCTACCGCCCGTGCGCAAGAAAAACGCCAACGGGGCGATGGCACCGACTACGAACCGCGAAGCGCTGGAGAAGCTTTCCCTTTACTTCCTTGCCGAGCCGGTTTGCGCCCACCTTCTCGCCCTGCGCGACATCGAGAAGAAGCGGCAGTTCCTCACAACCTCCCTTGACCCCGATGGGCGCATCCGCACCAGCTTCAACATCGCCGGTACCAATACCGGACGCCTTGCGTCGAGCATGTCGGACTTCGGGACCGGCACGAACTTGCAGAACGTTGACCGCGAGTTGCGCTCTGTCTTCATGGCCGATCCCGGTATGAAGTTCTGCAACATCGACTTGGAGCAAGCGGACTCCCGTAACCTTGGCGCTCTGTGTTGGGACAAATTCTACGAGTCCCACGGCGAGGCCTTCGCTGGTGCATATCTCGATGCCTGCGAGTCCGGTGATCTGCACACCACCGTCTGCAAGATGAGCAATCCACAGCTTCCGTGGGGCACCGCTCCCGATCGAGAGATCGCTGATCAGGTTTTCTATAGGGGCAAGACCTACAGAGACGGTTCAAAGATTCTCGGGCACGGATCTAACTATCTCGGCCAGCCCCGCACCATGGCCCGACATACCAAGTTCCCGGCCCATCTAATTGAGGTGTTTCAGCGTAACTATTTCAGCGCGTTCCCCTGTATCCCCGCATACCACGATTACGTGCGGTCGGAATTGCGCAAGAGCGCATCCCTGACAACGTTGTTGGGGCGACGGCGGTATTTCTTTGGTCGCCCGTATGACGATGCCACAATCCGCGAAGCGGTCGCATACGGGCCACAATCTATGACGGCGGACGAGATCAACATGGGGATGCTAAACGTATGGCGCGGCCACCGCGTTCAGCTTCTCGTCCAAGTCCACGACTCGATCCTATTCCAATTCCCCGAAGAACTCGAGGAAGAGATTATCCCGTGGGCGATCGAGATGCTAAAGGTGCCGATCCCGCTTGTAGGCGGACGTGACTTCTACGTCCCGGCCGAGGCGAAAGTGGGATGGAACTGGGG